CCCTAAACAATAGGGATAAACCCTAGTTATTTATCAATAGAATACATTGTGTGGCCTATTGTGATTACCATAGAACCAGATTCTATTAACGTGCTAATCCAATCCCTATCAATTTTGCCCCATTGGATACTATCAATAGGCAACGTTTTTACAGTTTGCCACCCATTAGAATCGGTTTTTTGATGTAGTGTGATAGTTAGCATTATTTACCCCTATTAGACTTTGTTAGCCCATGCAAGGCCATTAGTAGTTGCATGGTATGTATGACAATCTGTATCATGCGTTAAAAACCCATGCTTAACTAGAGTATCCATAATTGAATTGAACTGGTTAAGACTAGCACCATGCCCCATTAGTGCACTATAAATAATGCCACTAGGTGCACCAGTAGGGCTAAGGTTAGCCGATTCGATAATCCCCTTGCCTATACTTTGCAATGCTTTAATTTGATTGTTTGTCATGTAACACCTATTAAAAAAGATTGATAAAACCCTAGATTGTGAAACCTAGGCCATAAACCCCTAGAGTTAACCAAGGGCTTACAGTCTATGCTTACTGAATAGAATCAGTTTGTGAGATATGGAATACTGAGACTGGTCTAACTAGTTTGCTTGGTTTACCCGTTTGCTTGGATTCTGTATCTATCCAAGTAACGCATTTAACACCAGTTTCCCCTTTTCTAACTTGCCTACCAAGGGCTAACCAAGCATTGTAGGTGAATACGTTTTCCCTAGGTTTAATCTCTAAGGGATTGATACCCTTATCAATAAAGCCCTTAATTATTGTAGGATAGTTGATAAGAGAATCACCATGCTTTGCACGATTAAGAGATTCTAGGGATTGTGTTGTTTTATCCATTGTGACACCTATTAAGTTAGTTAAAAACACACTGATTATTTATTAACCAGTGCTACTAATATAACGCCTAGGCCACAATAAAGTAATTAGGACAAACCCTAGGTTATCTCATAATCTTTTCTATCAGTTCCCCTATATTGATAGTAAATTACTATTGTAATACTTAATTACTTAATTGTGGATTGTATGCAATAGGTGTATACAGTTTATAGAGTATTACCATTATGGTGCATGACTTCCATATGCGAGTAATTCTCATTTGCATTTACCTAATGCTAACGATTCTCATTTGTATTACAAGTTAGTGAGTGCTCACTTACCATTAAGTTAGTATCTACTAACCTGCTTAGTTAGTGTGTGCTTACTTCGATGTTAGTTAGTGCTTACTTATGTATGGGGGGGAGGGGGTAGTCGTGCTGTGTAATATTTGTGGGAGCCTCTCCTCCACACGAGAAGGTAAATTGGCTTTTTAGTGTCAAGCAGTCTTAGTTAGCAGAATAGGTAAGACGACTGGATATGTTGGGACGATAGCCTGTAACCCGTATATACAGGTATATCTCAAGAAGAGAGAGCCTCTCGTTTATCCCCTAAGATTAGGGTGACTCGTTAGAGTCCTAGATTACAAGACTGTTTGTCAAACAATCAAGCCTAAGTAACATTGCCCCGTCCACCTTGTCTATGTTGCTTCACAGCATTTAGAGGGCTACTAGAGACTCACCTAGTTCATCACGTTTATCCTACTTGGTCGGCTCAACCGCATAGAGGGGTGGGTCATGCCCCCGTTGTCTTTACTATATCAGGGATTACCCTATTGTTCAACAAATAAATCTAGTTCATAATCAGGGGAAGCAACTTCCACGTTTGTGGACAAAAGTAATGACAGAAACTAAACCCCGTGGTAGACCAAAAGGGTCAACTAATAAACAGTTCTCCCTTACCAGTTATGCTGATAAGCCTGAACTAATCACTCTACCCAAGACTGAGACTGCCCAACTTAAAGAACTAAAGAACCTCCTGATAAACAGCGCAGGTTCTAGAGTAGTCCACAAAGCGGTAGAGATAGCCCTTAATGACGATCACCCTGCCCAACTAGCCGCTATTAAGTTGTGCATGGACAGAATGTTGCCTGTCTCCATGTTTGAGAAAGAGGGTAAGCAAAGGTCTGCTGTGACGATCAATATCACAGGTATTGGAGAAATCAGCCACGCACCTACAATTGACGCAGAAGATGTGGAGGATAAAAATGGCTGATATGTTCGCAGATTTAGAGGGAATGGGGCTTACGCCACAGGAAATTAACAAAGTTGCCTACCATCGGCAAAACCTTGGCAACCCCTTCATAAACCAAGAAGGCAATCCAATGACCATCTATGCCACGGGAATTGAGATTCCTGAAGGCAAAAACAAAGGTAAATTTGTCTCTGTGCCTGGCTATGTTGGTGGACGCATAGTTACCGATGAAAACCAGTTGTACAACATTTGGAAAAAAGACATCCAAAATGGCAAATGGCCTGTATACGAAACCCCTGAACAACTAAATGCCAGAGATGCTTGGTTGCATCAAATTATGGATAAAGACATGACTCGCTACTTTGAGCAACAACGTCTTAATCAACCCTATCAGCAAATGGAAAGTCTTTACTATCAAGACCCATTCTTGACTATCAAATGAGTGATCTAAACTTTAGCCTACTGCCTTGGCAAGAAGAAGTCTTCAAGGATAAGACTAGGTTCAAGGTAATTGCGGCTGGTCGTAGGTGTGGCAAGTCCCGTATGGCGGCAGTTACCCTACTTATTGAAGCATTGAAATGCCCTGCGGGTTCTGCGGTGCTTTATGTTGCGCCTACCAATGGTCAGGCTCGACAGATTATTTGGCAAGTTCTGATGGAACTAGGACGAGAGGTTATCCAAAATGCCCACATCAACAACCAAGACATTACCACCATTAACGGAGCAACCATCTACGTCCGAGGTGCTGATAGACCCGATACCCTCCGTGGAGTCTCCCTTACCTACGCAGTCCTTGACGAAGTTGCCGACATCAAGCCCGAAGCGTGGGAGCAAGTTATCCGAGCCTCTCTGTCCGATAAAAAAGGAAGAGCCATGTTCATCGGAACTCCCAAAGGAAGAAACTGGTTCTACGATTTGTTTAGATTGGGCGAAAGCGCAGAGGATAAAGATTGGAAATCTTGGCACTTCACTACCAAAGACAACCCCCTGATCGACCCAACTGAGATTGAATCAGCCAAGAAAACCCTGTCTACCTTTGCTTTTAAGCAAGAATACATGGCTAGTTTCACCAATGCTGGTAGCAACATCTTCAAAGAAGAGTGGATCAAGTACGGGGAAGAGCCTGAGTATGGCAGTTACTACATAGCCTGTGACTTGGCAGGATTCGAGGAAGTTGCCAAACAAGCGGCTAATTCCAAGAAAAGGCTAGATCAGACTGCTATTGCTGTGGTCAAGGTAACTGATGATGGCAAATGGTTTGTCAAAGAGATTGTCTACGGGCGTTGGGACATCCGAGAGACTGCGGCAACCATCCTGTTGAAGATGCGTGAGTACAAGCCTTTGAGTGTAGGAATTGAGAAGGGTGCGCTAAAAAACGCAGTTTTGCCATATTTATCTGACTTAATGCGTAAAAATAATGTATATTCGCATATAGTTGACTTAACGCATGGCAACAGGAAAAAGGCTGACAGAATTATCTGGAGTCTCCAAGGGCGGTTTGAGCATGGGCGTATTGTGCTGAACTCTGAGGAGGATTGGGATGAATTTAAAGATCAACTTCTTTTATTTCCCGCCATTGGAGTGCATGATGATTTGCCAGATGCTTTGTCATATATAGATCAGATGGCTGTCACCTCTTACTTTGTAGATGACCAAGAAGATGAGTGGGAGCCTGTGGACATAATTAGTGGGGTTTAAATGGCAACAGACAAACTAGAGCAAAACGAATTCTATGAGCCAACTGAGGCTGATAAAGAGTTGACGGCTTTTGTGACAGACCATTGCAATCGTTGGCGTGAATACAGAGATACCAATTTTCTTCCCCAATACCTAGAGTACGAGCGCATCTTCCGTGGTCAATGGGCTTCTGAAGATAAAACCCGTGAGTCTGAGCGTTCACGTATCGTCACCCCCGCCACCCAGCAAGCCGTAGAAACACGTCATGCTGAAATTATGGAAGCAATCTTTGGTCAAGGCGAGTTCTTTGACATTGAAGATGACATCAGAGACTACAACGGCAACCCCATAGATGTTGAGTTAATCAAGGCTCAACTGATGGAAGACTTCAAGAAAGACAAAATTAGGAAGTCCATTGACCAAATTGAGTTGATGGCTGAAATCTATGGCACAGGCATAGGTGAGATTGTTGTCAAGACTGAGAAAGAGTACGTCCCTGCCACCCAAGCCATCCCAAATATGCAAGGGCAAGCGGCTATCGGTGTCATGGAAAAAGACAGGATTGGCGTGAAGATCATGCCTATCAATCCCAAGAACTTTTTGTTTGATCCAAACGGAACTTCCATTGATGACTGTATGGGCGTGGCTATCGAGAAGTACATCTCGATTCACAAGATTGTCCAAGGCATAGAGAAGGGTATCTATCGCAAGGTTGATATTGGTACTGCTGGCGAGGATACAGACCTAGAGCCTACCCAAGAGGTAAGCCAGTATCAGGACGAGAAGGTTCTTCTCCTGACCTACTATGGTTTAGTCCCAAGAGAGTACTTGAACAATCTCAAGGAAAACAAAGACATTGTGGAGTTGTTTCCTGAGAACTCTGTGGCTGAAGACTACTCAGACATGGTGGAAGCGATTGTTGTGATTGCCAATGATGGTCAACTTCTCAAAGCAGAAGAAAACCCTTACATGATGAAGGATCGCCCTGTTTTAAGTTATCAGGATGACACAGTACCTAATCGCTTACTTGGCAGAGGCACAGTAGAAAAAGCGTTCAATATGCAAAAGGCTATTGATGCTCAGACTCGCTCACACTTAGATTCCTTAGCACTTACAACTAGCCCCATGATTGCGATGGATGCGACTCGCCTCCCACGAGGAATGAAGTTTGAAGTGAAGCCAGGCAAAGCGATCCTCACCAATGGCGCACCTTCTGAGATTCTCTACCCCTTTAAGTTCGGTCAAAGCGACCCCAACAACTTGGCTACTGCCAAAGACTTTGAGCGTATGTTGTTACAAGCAACAGGAACATTGGATTCCCAAGGCATGATTAGCAATGTGGCTAGAGATGGTGGTCAAGGCGGTATGTCTATGGCAGTTGCCTCTATCATCAAGAAGTACAAACGCACTTTGGTGAACTTCCAAGAAGATTTCCTGATCCCGTTTATCCAAAAGGCGGCTTTCCGCTATATGCAGTTTGACCCAGAGCGGTATCCCTCAGTTGATATGAACTTCATTCCAACTGCAACCCTTGGAATTATTGCTAGAGAGTACGAGCAACAGCAGTTTATTGGGCTTTTGCAGACGCTTGGCCCGAACACGCCTGTGTTGCCAATCATCTTGAAAGGCATTTTGACCAATTCAAGCCTGTCTAATAGGTATGAGTTGATACAGATGTTGGACAAGATGAGCCAACCTGACCCACAAGCACAAGAGATGGAGCAAGTTAAGCAACAATTGGCATTGCAAGCGGCTCAAGCGCAGATTGCGGTCAGCACTACACAGGCAGAACAGAATCGGGCAGAGGCAACCAAGTTGTCTGTTGAGGCTCAGTTGATGCCACAAGAAGTTCAAGCCAAAATGAGTGCATCTTTGACTAAGAATTTGCCAAGTGAGGCAGATGCTAACCAAAGAGAGTTTGATAAAAGGGTTAAGATTGCTGAATTGATGCTCAAAGAAGCAGACATCAAGAATAAGA